GTCTTGCAGTAGCCAATAAAACTGCATTGGCTTTAATAGCAAGTTTTAATGCTTTCCGTTCCTTTTCGATTTGCACAAAAGCTGGAGATAACGTCTGTCCTATATCTGCCATTCCTCCTAATTCTTTTTTAACCTTTTCCATCAATGCTCCAATTGTACCCCAAGCAGCAATACCTGCTGTAATTCCAGCAGCCAATACCCACCACTGACCACTTATAATTGCCGTAATAGCCGCAAGTGCAGTTGTAATCCTCCCAACTACCATTAATGCAATAGCTAATTCTCCAAGTGTAGCAGTAAGTTTAAGTCCCCATATAATCGCAGCCTTATTTTGTTTTGTCCATTCTCCAAAGCCTTGTGCAATCCAAATAACTTTCTCACCAACATTTGTCAAGTTATCTGCAATTGCTTCACCAATATAACTTAATACAAGTATCCCAGCTTGTTTTACTCGATCCATCAAGAGTCCAAAACTCCCTTCAACTTTCGCATAGGCTTCTCTCATCATACCAGTTGCGTGTATATGTGCTGCGAGTACTTCATCTATATTTGCCAATCCTGCTTTCAATGCCATTGCACCACGCTGACCACGTATTTGAGGAAACAATTGCATTATTGCTCCTGTTGGTAACTTTGCAATTGCTTTCATAATCCCCATAAAACCATGCTTTTTAATACCCTTGAGTGATACATCAATTCCAAGACCAGCTTCTTTCAACTTCTGTGCAAACTCCGCAGCTTCACCAGTAGGTGTACTAAATGCCTTTAAAACATTTTGCAATGCAATCACTGCTGCAGAAGTTTCAATACCACCACGAGTAATAACTGCAAGTGATGCACCCAATTCTTCTATACTAACACCCATTTGAGCAGCAGATGCAGCAACCAATCCAATATGACCTGCTAACTCAGCAAATGTAGTAACACCATAACGAACAGTAGCAAACAAACGATCAGCTACATATTCCGCATGTTCAGCACCTAAACTGTAAGAATTAAGCACAGCAATAATAGCTTTGGTAGATTCTGCTGCATCTGCCATACCAGCTTTAGCAGCCATTGTGGTGATATGTAACATTCCTAATGCTCTATCAGCACTAAATCCAGCAGAAAGAATATCATACAATCCCCTAGCAAGTTTATCTGTACCTTCACCAAACTCAAGAGACAATGCACGAATACCCTTGGTGAAATCCCCCATATGCTTTTGTGTATCATCAACCATAGTAGATACAAAAGCCATCTGTTTTGAGAATGCAGCATAAGTCCTTGCACCAGCTACAAATGGAACTGCCATAATAATAGCAGCAACAGCCATTTGCTTACCAACACTACTCATAGTTTGACCTAATGCTGCAAAACGAGTTCGAATATAATGAAAAGCATCACCAATAGGTTTTGTATAACGACCTATTGTATTTCCCATGTGACGAAAACTATTTCTCACCAATCGAGTTTTCTCTACCATTGACACTCCAAAGTTGTGCATTATCCCCCCAACCTTAATCATCTTACTCCCCATTACATCCTTCCATTTAGCTACATCTCTACTTGAATATTGCCACCACCGTCCAGTCATTGCCAATTGATTCCCCATATTCACTAATGAATAACCCATTTTCTGATGGGCAGCAGCTACATAACTTGCAGCTCGAACACTCTTTCTTATTGGAATATCAATTGCTCCACCAACTTGATTTCCAGCAGCAGCAGCAGCTCTTGCACCCCTCTTGAGCTGAGTATATATCTTATCAAGCCCCTTTTTGAATCCCGCATCGTTCAATCTAACATAAACCGCAGCACCACCAGCTTCAATATCGCCTCTACCAATCATATCACATACCCTTTATTGCAGATTTAAGCATTATCAAATCCGCTCGTGTAGGTTCAGCTTTCTTTACATGCCGCTGAATATGAAATGGATGGACATCTTCGAAGCTAATCAAATCCGATCGTTTGATTTGATTAACATTATGCAACTTAGCAACAAGCACAGAAGTTCGATTCCACTCACTTCTTTCGCGTGCTTCAGCCATCCATATCAGTTTTTTAAGAGTGAGTAAAGCAGGATTTACTCCAATGACTCCGGCAAACTCATAGACAAGTTGTCGATTGGATACTCGATCTTCTTGATCTCCACTATCACTTTCGTTACGCCTTCCTTTATTAGCTCTCGAATCTTCACCATTGCCTCGGCTATATCCATCCGGTCGAGGCTCTGGAAAAAATCCTGCCATTCCTCAAAGAAGGCATTATAAGCACCCTTGATGGCAGATGAATCCAAAAGCTTAACAAAATCCTTCAAGGAGATACTCCTCTCGACGCACTGCTCTTCACAAAGGAGAGCAAGTAAATCACAAAAGCGCTTGATATTTTTCGTATCAACTGGTGAAAGTTCTACTATTAATTGAGAATCTTCACCAATAGGATCAAGAAGATCTATTCCAAGTTTACCTTTGACTTCTTCAATGATCCCAACATTTAATTCAATATCCCAAACAGTATCTTTCTTGTCAGCAAAAGTACGCATTGAAACCTCCCATCATGCAGTGTCAATAAGCAATCCAATAGCAAACAATCGATCTCCGGCGATATCCGCAGTCGCAACAGATATCACCAAGACAGCATCACTTGCTACTGGATTAGTTATACCCAAGCCAGTTATGTAATAATACGGTGCAGCTATAGTATGCTCTACTGTAGAACAAATAGCATCAGCTGCCTTACGAAAGGATACAGATGCTCTAGCACCGCTATTTACTGCAATAGCTTGAGTATTATCACCAGCCCAAGCACAAGTAATATCTGTTTCTACGGAGATAATACATGCCGTCACATCAGCTGGCAATGCATCGCCTTCAGCACTACCACCACCTGTGAGTTTGATAACATTAAGATTAGCCCCAGTAACAGACAATACAACATCCCGAGCCATACCAGCAGCCCAAAAGATTGCGACCTTATCTGCAACTTCGATATCGGGATTGAGTGTAGTTGTTGTAATCACCCTTTCAGTATCAGTACTAATAGGGCCAGCATAACCCATTTCCAATGTAGTTTCTTGCTTAACTTCGCCTTCACCACTTGCCGAAGCACCAAGATTTGCTGTTACAGTAGCAACGGTAATACCCAATCCGAGATTGGCAACTCCCATATCGATTCTCCTATGTAATTGGTTTCTACTGGTTTATACCCAAGCAGGAATACGTCCATGCATCTGGGACATTTTAGCTTCAACAGAGTAAATTTGAATATCACCAAGAGGTTCAGCACGCTCGAACTTTGTAACAATAAAGTCCGCACAGATACCTTCACCATCTGGTGATTGAGGACCAGGTTCATCGGCTACAGCAGCACTTTTGCAAGACAATGCATAAAAGCAAATACCACTCACTGCTTGTAAACCATCATAAGTACCATTGAAAAAGGTCTTTCTCAATGTAGTCCATGCAGCTTGCTCAACACCAGCATCAAAAGTGGCTGGCAAATCGAAACTAATACTAAGCCGCTTGACAGCCTCTCGTGAATCTTCCCATCCATGACTTCGACGCCGTGAAGCATCAACATCATCTTTTTCTAAAGTAAGAGTGAGATCGCGAATACCTTGAACTTCAAGACCAGCAGCTTCTAAAACAGCAGCCGATGCTGTAGCAGTAACTCCGCTATCTGGTGCTCCGTAATAAAGCCTAGCTTCTTTTCCGAGGGGGATTGCAACTTCAGCCATTTGGAAATTCCTTGTTTAATAGAGGTTTGTTACTTGTTTTTGTACATTTTGCTTCTGATGTCTCTTAAAATCACTGGACAACCAATTCTAATCCACCTACGAAACTCTGGTCCCATAAATGCTCGTTTAGGATATTGAGCTCCTTTGTATTTCTTTCCATGTTCATGCTTCCAACCCCATAACTTTGCTACAGAATAAGTAGGACCAACTATTGTTTCTCGAGCAGTGTAATCAACATGATATCCAAGGGCAATTCGAATAAACTCACTCTTTGGTTTATGGAGATGAGGTGAGTGACCAGGTTCAGCTTCATAAGGTGGACCCTTTTTTCTCTTACCTGCAACTCGCTTGAATCTCGTAATAATATAAGTTTTTAATGATGCACCTGCACGATGGAGGAATGACTTTTCCCATCTCCACATATAATTTGCTATTCTATGTCCCCTATTTGTTATTCGTACTCGAAATTTTGCTGTTATTCGAGGTAAATGTGCAAGTCGACCAGAGATATAAACTCGTCCGGGTTGTGGAAATTTAAATCGAGGTAAATGCATTATTTAGTCCAAGCTATTTGATATTGCAATTCAATCACCGATGTAAAAGTTCGCCATTCAGATAGATCTTCAAGATCGTATGGAGTTACAATTTTTGTACCAAGCCAAATCCATTTCTTAAATCTAGTACCACGGAATGATTCAGCAATCTCCTCAACCAAATCAGCTAGTAAATCTATCGCAGCAACATCTGTAGGATCAACTTGCTTTTGAATTACAATATTTACAGTAATAATATCAGCATTTGTATTCCTAGATACTATACTCTGTTCAACAGATGGAGCTATTACAGTTACCCTAAGTGTTTTAAGATCCTTGAGAGAATAAAATACTCGATAATCCCTAGTCGCCGTAAAAGGCAAACTGTAAGTAGCAGCACTTAAAATATCCTTAATAGCTTCAGCAACTGCAGCTGATCGATTCATCTCATGCCTCGTCAGATTGTCTAGTATGAATTCTAAACATAGTATGATAACGATCAGTCCATCGCCATGCTATGCCATCCCCAATAGGCATTACTTCATACGTTCTAGTAGCTCCTTCAGTAGTATCGATAATTGTATCTCCTTCAGTAGGCTCGATCTCGACATCACTTAGAATAAGATATCCAGGTTCAATGAGATAATCTCTCACTTCCGCTTTCAATCTCACACCATGATCATCCTCGTAACCTACAATTGTCGATCCAACAGTCACATCGATATCAACATAATCATCCCCCCGAACATATCGTACAGTTCGCTTGGGAAGTAATTTAGGCAACCCAGCCAAAGCTTGTTGAATCAAATCACTCATACAGCCGCATCCTCAGATAGTGTAACAGATGCAAATACACCCTTGCCTAATGTACCAGCTTCAAGACCCG